TCAGTCTCCCCCGCCTCCGCAGCTGCTGGACGAGCAGCTGCTGCCCGAGGAGCAGCTGCTCGACGAACCTCCGTCGGAGGAGCCGCCTCCGCTTCCGCTATCGGAACGGCCGCTTCCGCCCTCATCGTACGAGCCGCCGCTCGCGCAACCCGACGCCGAACAGCTGCTTTGAGAGCGTTGCCGCTCCTCTTCCGGCAGATGCTGCTCCATCTGCTCGTCGAACGAACCGCCCATCGAGCTCAGGAGCATCGCCCCGCCCAGCATCGCGCCATAGCCGGGATCGGCGTAGCTGCTCGCAGCCGCTGGAGAGGACGAGCGTCCGCGATCGGCGCTTCGTTCCTCGCGTACTTCGGCAGCCTGACGGCGGAGCTTATCGAGCAGATAGGAGGCGAGCCGTTCGTCCGCCTCGGGACGGATCAGCGCTGAACGCAGCTCCCGCTCCTCGTCGTCCTGCAGCCGCCGGAGCCGCTCTTCGTCGAGCGGATGACGGAAAAATCCTCCCCAGGCGACAGGAGCGAAGGCGTGAAACCGGAACAGCGCCGCGTAGGCCAGATCGAACCAGGCGCGGCCGCCGGGGTCCGGCACGCTTTCGGCCGCCGGCTCGTGATGCAGCGGTCCGCCGGTCAGTTCCCGGCCGAAGCGCTCGTAGTCGCGGGTATACATCAGCATCTCATGCCAGACTCCGTCCACCTCGTCGCTGAACATCGGCACGCTGCGCAGCAGCGAGCACAGCACGAAGTACCGCTTCAGCTCGAGCAGCAGCAGCTCGAACCGCTCCAGCGAGCACTCAGGATGCTCGGTCAAATAGCGCTGCCGCAGCCGATCGACGTAGTCGGCGGGAAGGGCACGCTCGAGCTTGGCGAGAGTGTCCTGCACCGGAGCGTCCGGCAGCGCCCCGAGACGCTCCCAGCCTTCCGTTTCACGGCCGGCTTCCGCAACGGGATCCCGACGGATGCTCGCTTGGGAACGTGGAGCCGCGCCGCGCCCGGCTTTTGCTTTGGAGCCGTTCGATTTGGAGACGAAGACGAACACGACAAGCAAGAAGGCGATGATGAGCGCCAAAGAAGTACCGGATGACATGGGAGGGCTCCTTTCCGCGAACCGATTTATGCCGATCTTATCACAAATCGGTCCCGGTCAGCGGAATTCCCGCACATTTCCGCAGCTCGTCGGCCATACGGGCAAACCGCTCCGGGTTTTCGCCTTTCGCAGCCGCCTTGAACCAGGCGGGCGACAGCCAGCCGCTGATGATTTCCTCGGCGTTGCTTCTGAGCAGGCCCTCCCCGTCCGCGCTGCGACGCAGCCGATCCGCCAGCCGCGCGTAGTGGGCCGCCCCGCTTTCGTCGCCGGCCGCCTTGCGCGCCTGCCATGCCGGCTGGATGTACGAAACGATGAGATGGGCGCACGTATCGGAAGAGAGCCGGGCAACCGGCAGGGCAAGGCCGGCTTGACTACCTGCCAAGGATGCGGCTCCCCGGCTTGCCGCGGGGCAGGTCGAAGGAGGATCGGACGGCGCAGGCGGACGGATTCCCGTCTCGGTCGAGCTTGCGGCGTCTTTGCGCCATGCGTCCAGCCTCGCCTCGACGTCCCGGATCAGATGGCGCAGCGTTCGCCCTCCCGTCGCCAGCGCCTGCTCGCAATCCCGCTTGCGCGCCGGATCGAGCTGGCTATGGCTGACGATATGGGTGGACGGCGATTTGCTCCACTTGGCGCAGCAATAGGCCAAATAAGCGACGTATCGGTCATAGGCCGCCTCGAAGCGGATGCCTCCGCCGTAGCACAGCTCGATGCCGAGCGCGGCGTCGTTGGCGTCTGCGCCGAAGCGGCGATTGTCCTCCGGCGCCTGACGCTGGACATGGTACGCCTTTTCTGCGGGCTCACTGCCGGTGCCGGTCGGGATGATCTCCAGGATGCGCTGGTCGTCGATGAAGACATGGGCGGAGGCGTACCGCTCCGTCTGCCGGTCGAAGTAGCGGAAATGCGCCTCCGCCGTCGCGCCGGGGTTCCCGGTATCGTGAGCGACGAAAAAAGCCGGGCCTCCGGCGGTCAGCCGAAGGCCCGGCCTCGTCTCGGGGCGGATGCGGATGTAGCGGCGCTCGATCGGATAGCCGGGATCAAGCATCTTCTCCCTCCTTGCGGATCGCCTCGGCGGTCTGCTTGACGAGCTGGTTGCCGTAGACGGCGACGGCGCCGCAAAAGATGCCCTGCATCACGCCTTCCGCCGTCCAGCCTGCGGTGAAGCCGGCGAAGCCAATGCCGTTCGCGGTGACGAGATAGATGATGAGCCAGTCCGGGATGCCGGCCGTCCGTTTGAGGCCGTAGCCGATGATCCAGCAGACGGCGACGACGCCGGCCAGCTCGGGACGGATCATCGTCTGGATGAGGGTCCAGTCCATGGATGCGAGCCTCCTTTGATTACCTTTATTCAAGAATCTTGAAAACAAGGCCCAGCAGCGAGGCCGCCAGGCCGATGAGGGTGAACGAGGTCGTGATGAGCCAGCGCTGGCCCTGCTTGATGCCGTCGATGCTGGCCCGGATCTCGTCGATCCGGTGATGCGCGGCGCGCGCCCGCTGGGCGGCCTCGCGCGCCGTCTCGTCGCTTTTTTCCAGGCGTTCGATGAGCCGCGTGACTCCGGAGGCCAACTCGCCGAGAGCCCGAGTATTGACTTCCTGCAGCGTCTCGAGCTTCACCACTTGGGATACGATCGCCTGGAGCTGATTCTCGGGTCTGCTCATGCCGGGTTTCTCCTTTCGAACGGTGGGGAGGGGAAAGACGCTATAAGACGCTCGCTGGCAGAAGGACCTCATCGGCGTTTTCTTTAGTTTTGATCTTTTGAGAAAGATATCTTAGAAGCACCGAGTAGTACATCAGAACATTGCTTTCTCCAAGTTTCCTTTGTCCATCCTGATATCCGTCCAAAGAGCTCTTCGATAGCGTCAACTCTTCAGAAAAGTCGAGCTTCTCATCAACCGGAACGACCATCATGGCGTTGCTGAGCAAGATTGCACCCGATTGAATAATTTGATAATGGATTCGGAATTGATTGATATTTCCATCCATATCAAAGTTCTGGGTTACTGCCAGCAATTTAATCTGTTTTTTCATGCTTTAACCTCCTGAAAATGAATCTAGAATCCTTGAGCGTGGTTGAAGCGCAAAGAATGATAGCCTCTACGCCATGCCACAATTCGATACATGAACCTGGAATTGGGTTTTCCCTTGACAACAAAACTGCTTGAATCGCGCACAGGGACGTAAAAGGCGCCTTCGTCCATTCCTTGGATAAAGACTTGGTAGTCTTCCCCCCTGATTTCCACCGATTCAAGGAATATGCGATCCATGGAAATGACGGATACTCCATCCTCTCCTACAATGGATTCGCCAAAGTCCTCAAAACGGTTTTCTGGCGATTCCACGGCGTAAAGAAGTTGATCTCCATAACTTGCGGTTGATACAACAGCAGATTTCGTACCGCCTACGCTGAAGGATTTCACAACTCTGACGCCTGTTGCATCCCAATAAGCGCTCTGCTGACTGTTGGCGTACATTGAAATGCTGTTGTCTCCATTCCATAGCAGCCCCGTGTCATGATCGCCGATCGCTAGATCGACGACTGCTTGAGTATTCATATTGCTTCTGCCTGATCCTCCATTAAAGCCTACCGCCAACGTGCCAGATACTCTGGCGTTGCCCACTCCGGTCACTTTGAAGAAGGGCTGCCACGCATTGGCTCCAATCGTTCCCACATCTAAAATGGCGCTCGCATCTGCCATATACCGGCTTGCCACAATGAGCCCTACTGCCGCCGGATGGTCTTGCCAGTTTACAATCGATGCGGCAGGAGTAATGCCTGCTGGAGGAAACGATGATGCAGAATTGACGGCCTTTGCATGCCCGTGACGTTCAATATGGACGGCCGATTGATTTGAAGAAGAGGGACCGTTCAACGATAATATTGGAGCCCAATTAAGAGTGTCAAAAAAAGTACCCAAACGAATCGTATTGTTTCCAACCATTCGAATGCCATCTGTAGAACCTGCTGCGTTTTCGTAGACCGCGTAATGCTTTCCATCTGACGCATTTTGTCCGCGGAAATAGATCGGAGAGTCAGCAAGGTTGAGATTTGAACCGCCGCCCCCGCCTAGATTCAGCTTGTTGGGGATGGTAACGTTTCCGGTGGATCGAGCTATATCCAGCCCTTTTGTTATAAAGGCTCCGCTGTTGTCATAGGTCCAGAAGGATAAATTTCCTCCTCCATTTCCTGCGACGCTCGGTCCATCCAATCCGATTGCGCCATAATTATTGCCGTTGTACTTCATCATCAAATGAACCTGACCACCCGAACTGGTTCCTTGAGTCGTTGTCATCGATTTGAAGCTTGGATTGGCTGCCTTCTGCAGATCTTGATCAAAATGGAACCCATCTGCGGTATCGGCATTCAAACCTGATCCAGGACCGCCATTCCACAGCCTTCTATCCGACTCCGATACATGGGCGTTTGAATTAGAGCTATGGGAAGCAAGCTGAGCCTTGGCGTCGTCCACCTCCGCCTTACGCGCGGCGTCGTCCGCGGCCGCCGGGGCGGCCACCTTGACGCGGCCGGCGGCGTCGCGCTGCATGAGCTTGCCGGGCGAAGCCTGGCTCGTCGCGCCGTGCGCTCCTTCCACGATCGCCGCATGGGCGGACGCCGCATTCACCTCGCCGCCGAGCGCGTTCAGATCCGCCTCGGTGACGACATCGTTGAACTTCCAATCCGTTTTTGCCATCGTCTATCCCTCCTCCACTGTGACCGACTGCAGCATGAGCGTGTCGCTGGTGATCGGAATCTGCACATCATTCACACTCAGCGTCTTGCCGGCCGCATCCTGCAGCTCGATCCGGTGCACCGTCCCGACCGCCTCCGCCGGAATGTAATACCTCAGCTCCACGACGCCCTGCGCCGCCCGCTTGAGCGTGAACTCCGTCAGCAGCACCGCGCCGCCGTTCAGAGAAACGCGCGCGATCCGCCCGTCCACATAAGCGGCTACGTCCTGAATCAGCGAAGCCTCGATCATCGTACGATCCCCTCTTCCTTCTCTGTCGTGAATCCGGTCGCGCCGAGCTTCCAGCTGCCGAGCGTCGTCTCGCGGGCCAGCCGGCGATAGCGGATGCCCTCCCTCAGCCGGAGCGTGTCCGCGACCGCCGTCTGCTGCACATAGACGAGATTCGCCGGCTTCAGCGCGGTCACCGTCTGCTCCACCTCGCGGAACAGCGACGCGTTCTGAATCGCTGCCGAGATCGTCAGCACATGCGCCTCCAGGTCGACCTGCGCCAGCGCGCGTCCCGGTCCGGCCAGATCGTCCAGCCTCTCTTGCAGGTAGCGCAGCGTAAAAGGCGGCTTCGTCGAATACCGGTTGACGACCCGCATTCGCCGAAACGCCGGCGATTCCTGCGATTCATCCGCCCGGATGCCGAGCAGCCGCTCATGGCGGCGTACCGCCTCCACGGATGCGGTCAGTACGAAGCGGTCGTCCAGCAGGCGGGCCAGCGCCTGCTCCGCCGACGCGACCTCCGCATCCTCCGACCGGAACAGCTCCGTCATCTCGCGGCTCTCCTGATAAAATTCCGGCAGCTTCCCGATCAGCGGCTCAGCCATTCAGCGTCACCGTCCCGAGCACCGGCACCTCGTCGGCTTCCAGCTCCAGATTGGAGGGCGCGCCGTTCAGCGTCGTGCCGCCGATATCCTCGACGCCCGGCAGCGCGAGCACTCTCGTCTCCAGCTGAGAGATGCGTACGATCAGGCGGCTCTCGCCCGCCCAGACGCGCCGCAGCTCCAGCAAATACGCTCCGGCCGCCGCCTCGATGTCCCGCTCCAGCTGGACGGCGCTGACGCCGGCGCGCAGCGTGAGCTGCGTGGCGATGTCTACGGGAACCGCGTCCGCCGCTACGATCGTCACCCGATGGCCGATCGGGGCGAGCCCGATGCCTTGTCCCGCCGACTCGGGATCGATCGCCGCCTGCACGTCCTGCACCAGCGCGGCAGCCGCCGGAGCGAAGTCGCTGCCGATGACCGTCGCCTTGACGGTCCCGCCGCCGCTCCACGCGGGATGGATCTTGACCCCGCCGACTCCGGCGAGGCCGCCGATCTTGGCCCGATAATCCGCGATGTTGCCGCCGAACGGCTGCTCGCTGACCGCCTGCCAGAACCGGGCCCGCAGCTCGGCGTCGCCCTCCTCGTCCTCGCCCGGCACGAGCACGTCCGCCAGCTCGGCGCGAGCCAGGCCGTCGATATAGTCCAGCGGCAGCAGCGCTCCCGCCACCTCGTTGCCGGCCCGCCCGGCCTGCTCGGCTGCGAGGCGGTACGTTCCCGGCGCGAGCCGTTCCGCCACCTCGTAGGCGATTCCTTCCGCCGCCAGGCGCGAGCGCAGCGGCACCTCCGCCGGGCCGCCGGCCGCGCCGTAGAACCGTCCGAGCCGCATGGCCCGGCTCGAAGCCTTGCGCCGCACCCCGTGCTCGGCCGCGCGGCGCGTCAAGTACTCCCCGTCCGCCGTATCGGCGAACGAGAGCGCCAGCTGCACGTCGAGCTCGGCGTACAGCTCGGCCAGCTCGGCCGCCGCGGGCGCGAGCGCGTCGAAGATGACGCTTCCTTCCCTTTTGTCCAGCTCTTCCGGAATCCGGGCCAGCATGCGGCCCATGATCTCGCGGTACGTCTGATGCTCATACACCGGACTTCGCCTCCTCCTTGAACGAGCCGAAGACGGTGCGCACCGTGAACGTCAAGGCCACGCCGTCTCCTTCCCGCTTCGTCTGCATGTCCTCGACCGCCAGCACGCGGCTGTCCGCCAGCAGCGCTTCCTCGACGGCCGCTTCGATGTCGTAGCTCGACCGCTCCAGCCCGATCTCTCCCGTGTACACCTCATGCTCCCAGCGCACGGTCGACAGCTGCTTGAAGACGAACTGGCGCATCGCGGCCAGCCCGTCGATGCGTCCTCCCGTCCGCCCGTCGAGATGAATCGGATAGGTCAAGCTCGGCCGCTCGATCTCTTCGGCCGCCGTCCAATCCAGTCCCGTCTGCTCCGGCACGCTCATGCGTCCACCCTCCCCAGCGCGACGTAGGGGCTGCCGCCCTCCGAGCGCAGCAGGACGAGCCGGTCGCCGGGCTCAAGGCCGCGCCTCAGCACGACGCGCTCCCCGCCCAGCTCCACCGCCAGCTCCTGCAGATGCTCGGGCACGACGAGCAGCTCCGCCGGCAGCGTGAAGCGCTGCTCGACGGCCACCTCCAGCGGCGCCAGGCTCGTCACCTTGCCGAACACCGCCTTCGTCAGCTGCTGCGCGTCGAGCGAGCGAGCCAGAATCTGCTTGATGGAATCGTTGATGCTCATTCGCTCATCCTTCCTTCACCATGCCGTCGATGACGTACAGCTCCAGCTGCATCGTATGGGACCGGCCGGCGTAATTATGGGTGCATTCCTCCACCAGGAAGTTCCGATTCAGCTCGAGTCGCGGGATCGACACCTGCACGACCGAACCGGCTCGGATCGTCGGATGGCCGAGCGCCTCCAGGCTGAACTTCCGCTGCTCGCGGTTTTTCAGCTGGAGGAGCTGCTTCAGCATCTCCTTGATCCGCTCCTCGTTGAGGCCCTCGTCTACTTTCTGATAATATTGCAGCTGCCCCCAGCGGGCGATCGCGGCGCTGTCCTGCTCGATGTAGACGTCCCGCCCGCCGGACTTCTTGTTGTCGCGCACGAGCTTGATGCGGTTGTACGTCTCGCTGTCGATGCTGCGGCTGGACGAATAGCCCGTCAGCAGGCTGTTCTCGCCGATGACGACCTTCGCCTTCATGTCGGCCACGTCGCGCAGCGTCAGCAGGCCCGCATCGTCATAGAAGACGAACAGCCTCCCCTTCGCCAGCAGCGTGTCGTCCAACGCCTTGAAAATCATGTCCAGCCGTTTCTGCCCGTCCTGGCTGAACTTCGGAATCGGATGGCCCGTGTCGGCGATAGGGCCGAGCCGGGCTTGGATCGCCAGCGCCTGGTCGCGGACGACCTGGGTCGCCGTCACGTTCGTGCGGACGTACGTGTCCGTTTCCAGCAGGTAGCGGAGCTGGTCCTGCGCCTTCACGCGCACGACCCGGTCCTCGTCTTCCTCCAGGGTGAACACATAGCCGTAAAACAGCCGCACGCCGTCGTCGCTCACCCGCACGACGTTGCCCGGAGCGATCGGCAGCTGGCTTTGCGCCGCCAGGCTCGGTCCCCGGATCATCGAAAATTCCAGCGTGCCCGCCTTGCCGATGCGCGACGTCTTCCAGGTCAGCTCGGTTGCCATGCCGGTGATGTCCCACAGCCGTCCGTCGCGCAGGTCGAGCTCGATCTTCAGCATGCCCTCACCCCTTCGGCGGCGGCACCTGAAGCACGCGGCCGATCTGCAGCCGCTTCAGCTCCGAGTTGCCGATTCCGTTGAGCTTCTGGATCTCCGGCCAGCGGCTGCTGTCGCCGTCGTACAGCTTCATGCTGATGCGGCTGAGCGTATCGCCCTTGACCATCGTGTAGGCTTTCGGCGGGACCTTGAGGTCCGGCCGCTTGTCCGGCTCCTTCGCCACGGCGGTCGTTCCGGCCGCCGTCTTCACGGCCTGCAGCTTCACCGGCGCGTAGAACACGTACTCCTTCAGCTTGAGGGAGTAGAACACGTCGCCCGGCGAGCCGGCCTCCTCCCAACGGTCGAATCCAGTGATCGTCATCGGAATCTGCAGCGTGTACGGATTCTCGAACCGGTCGAAGTGGCGCGCATAGATGAACCGCAGCGGATAGCCGGAGCGCATCCAGCGGCCGATGTCGTCGGCGAACTGCTCCGGCCGCTTCAGGATGCGCCTTGTCGCGACGTAGGGGCCAGGCTGGCTGGGGAAAAAGCTCTCGAACTCGATTTCCGCTAGTCCCGGCTTCTCGATCGTCGCGATCGGTCCGGCTCCGAGCAGATTGTAGTCCTTGCCGGAGCCGCTCCTGCGGATCGACAGCTTGGCCGGCAGCACGGGCAGCTCCCAGCCTTCCGTGCCGTGGTTGAAGTCGAGCCGGATGCCGGAGAACGCCTTGGCCGGCTGAGGGTTGACCCGAATCGGTATGGCCATGGCCGACCTCCTTTCCGCGCAATGCTGCGCTTGGTGGTGAACTTAAATGCGAGCGTACACGCCACCGGCGGACGACTCGATCTCCTGCTCCATGCTGGCGGCGATCTTGCGCACCACGTCGTCGACGTCGACCTGCTTGTGGATCGGCCCTGTCGTCACCTGCACGGTCGGCGTCAGCGTGACGAAGTTCTGGATCGCCTTCATCTCGGCCAGATCGCGCATCACCTTCAGCTCCTCGCTGCCGATGTCGACCTCGCTGCCGATGCTGCCGACCTCGTTGACCTTGCCGATGTTGGGGATGGTTCCGCCCGGGGCCGCACCAGCTCCTGCCCCTCCCATCATGCTGTTCTGCTTGTCGGCCATGCCGCCGCCGCCCTTCCACTTGTCTTTACCTTGGTAAGGGTCTTCGTCAGGATCTTTTTCTTTTTTTGTTTTTTGAGAGAGGCTATTAAACCAAGCAACGGTCTTGTCCTGCCCGTTTTGAGCGATTTTTGATGAATCCAAAACGTCCATGCGCTTAGCCTCGTAAATGTCCTTGTCCGAGGTAGGTTCTTCAATTCCATCCAACATCTGCTTCAATGAATCGCTCAAAGCATGGGGATTATTCACGTTCAGCGTCGCGATTCCCGTATATTTTTTACCAAACAATTTGGCCATGCCTGCTCCCAATCCGTTTACCAATCCAATGACTCCATTGATGCCCTCAAGAATGATCTGCATGAATCCGCCCGCGAAGGACTCCGTCATGAGCAGCATTTCATACAAGGCATTGCCGAACATCATCGCCAGATCGTAGAACAGCTTCTGCACGGCGTAGATGGGGTCGATGAAAAGATTGACGAGGAAATCGGCAAAACTGGCGAACAAATTCCAGACGGTCGCGACAACATTGTAGATTTCGGCTCCTAGCCCCAAAAACAGTCCAACGATAAAACCAATGATTTCGCCTGCCGATACTCCCATCTGCAACAGAGCGAACAAGAGCAAGCCAACGATAGCAATGATCAGGAGCAGCGGCCAATTCGCCATGAAAAAGGCAGCAGCCATCGCTAAAATCGGCGCGACCAAGCTCCACAGCCAGACGGCCAAAAGCGGCAGCAGCACCATCGCCAGAACCGAAAGGATATCTGCCACGGTCTGACCATGGGCTAGAAATAGATTGAGCAAGAATAATGCAGCATCGGCGGCTCCTGCCAACAGTTCAGCCATGATGTACAATCCTGTTGAGAGCGCGTTGAAGAACGGATCCAACTTGCCGGATTCAAAGGCGGCCATGATTTTGTCCATGACCGGCACGAGCGCTTCTAAAGCCGGCATGCCCGCTTCACCAAGCTTGACCTGAGCCTGCTGCTGGATGCCAGCCATTTTTGATGCTGGCGTTGAAGTAAGTTTGTCGAAGCCCGCATCACTCATGCCTTGCTTGGCAAGCAGACCGTCCATCGCGCGCATGAAACCCTCCATGTTGCCCGAGGCGACCGCCTTGTCCGCGCCGCTTTCCTTCAGCTGCTTTTGGGAGATGCCAAGTCCTTTCAGCAACGCAGTTGAATCGCCATTCATCATCAAGCTCATTGCCCCCGTTGTGTCTTTAAGGCTGCTCGACGGATTGAGCTTCTGCATCCTCATCGCCATTCGATTGAGCGCCGTCACTTGAGCGGGGTCGGTTGTCACCTTGAGGAAGGACAGCGCAGACTGCTGTGCTTCGGCCGGATTGACGTTTGCTGCGAGTGCCTGCTTGCTTACCGCGTCATAAAGAACTTTTCCACCAGCATCGCTGCCAGCTGCTACCGAGTAGCGTGTCATCATTTCCTGCTGGTTAATTGCCTGCCCTAGCGATTGCTTGAACATAGGCACGGCAGCTCCAAAAGAAATTGCCAGAGCGGAAGAGACAAGAGCTGCAATTCCAGGCGCCTGAACAGATGCTTTTGCTCCGACTCCGCCGCTTCCAGGCGATGCGGAGCCTGATTTTACGGAACTGCTGGGTTGCATGTCCCCTATCGCCTTAACTTTCACTTTGAACGGCTCTTCCAGTCTCTTCTGAATTTGCTTGCGCAGCCGGTTGATGTCTTCCTCCGGAACATTCAAGCGGACCTGCAGGGCGAATCGAGACTGCCGGAGCCGTCCCATTCTTTGCATCACGCCATTGATCTCCTGATGCGCGCCGCTCGTCTGCACCGACACCTTGAGCGGCTTCGCCAGCTGGCGCTGCAGCTTGTCGCTGAGCTGGATCGTCCGCTCCAGCGTCTGATTGACCTGCCGCAGCTCGGCGCTGAAGCGGTCATACAGCCGGATCGTCGCCTGCAATGTCGCCATCGCTTCCCTCCCCCCTTTCCGTCATCGGCGCTTGCCGCTCCGCGAGGATTGGAGCCGAGCCTGCTTCTCCGCTTCCAGCCGCACGCGGATCATGCCGATCAGCGCGGCCTTGCGCCGCGTTCCCAGCTCTGCGAATTCCCATGGCAGCACCCCATATTCATTGAGGGCGAAGTACGCATAATTCCACTCGCCTTCCCCCTCTTCTAGTCGTTTTTTACTTCTTCCGCCAGCTCGCCGACCTCGCGGTCGAAGCCGTTGATCTCCTGCACCTTGGCCGCCAGATTGGCGAACTCGCCCGCCAGCAGCATCTTGCGAACGACGGCCGCCGCGCCGCGCACGCCGTACGACTGCTGCAGCTCGGCGTCATTGAGGTCCGGGTGCACGACGCAGGCCGCGACCATGCGGCCAAGGTAGGCGTTGTAGTCCATCTCCGGCATCGCCTGCCCGCCCTTCCCCTTCGTCCGCTTCATCGAGGCGGAGCGCAGCTCCTCGTTCAGCTCCTCCGAGATGGCGCGCAGCTTCCAGGCGGCGGGCCGGCCCGACTCGTCGCGGAATCGGTCCGAGACGACGACCTCCTGCGTTTCGGCGGCGACGGCATTCTGGGCAAAAAACAGCTTCATGGACATGAATAGTTCCTCCTTGGAATGGAAAATCGGATGATGAAACAGGAGCGCCCGCATCGGACGCTCCCGGCAATAAGTGCTTGCTAGCCTCGCGGATCGGCTCGACGATTGCTGCCCGAACCCGCTCCCGGCGGTCCGGTCCGGATCAGCCCAGTCCCTGGATGTCCTTGAACGGCTCGCCAATGTTGACGTCGTGGAACGTGAACGGAATTTCCTCGTCGAGCGCATCCGACTCCACGTCGAGCGCGGCCATGACGACCTCGTCGAGGTTGACGCCGATCAGCGTGACGATCTGCTTGCCGACGGCAGAAGCCGGATCGTCATTGGTCACCTGGATGTCGAAGTAGGTGTCCACGCCGGTCTTGATGTAATCGCGCATCATCTCGCGGAAGCGGGACGTCACGTAATACAGCGTCATCGTGCCGGTGCCTTCCCAGCCCGCCGCCTTTTTCTGCACGTTGCGGCTGCCGAGCGTCTTGATGTCAGCCTTGTTTTTTTTGGCGGTCGCCCGCAGGTTCTTCACATAGAACATCTCCACCGTCTGTCCGTCGATCGTGGCATAGGCCGTTCCGGAGTGCCCGGCAATCGTGTCTCCCGCTTTCATTACGCTCATTTAGCTCACCTGTACTTTCATGTAGATTTTTTCGATCGCATCGACCGGCTGCACCGCCACGGATACGACGACCGCATCCGCCTCCGCGCCTTGCTCCACCGTCAAGTCCTTGGAGGTGTCGAAGTTCTGCAGCGCCCCCAGCTCCTGGTACTGCTCCAGCAGCTTCACGCAGTCCTTGCGGAACAGCGCGCGGCCGTTCGGATTGTTGCCCACCTTGCCGATGTACAGGCTCTCGAAGGTCGCCTTGAAGTCCGTCGCGATGCCGTCGAGCACGCGCAGAGCGGCATTCTTGGCGAAAATGCGGCCCTTCTGCGGGGTCGGGCTGTGGTACGAGTTGACGTCCTGCTCCACGACGACCGAGCCGGAGCGGGCCGTGAAAACGAACTCGCCGCCGAGCAGCGCCGCCGCCGTCGCCGAGTTCGTCAGCCGCGGGGACGCGTCGCTCGCGCCTTCGTAAACGGCGTAAGTCAGCGATTCGGCCGGACCGGCCGCTGCTGTCGCCGCCGCGACCCAGACCGCCGCCTGCCCCGGCGTCAGCACCTTGCCGTCCTCCAGCGTGACGCCGTTGCGCACGCTGATGACGCCCTCATGATTGGCCGTGACGTAGTTTTCCAGCACGACCTGGATCTTGCGCCCCTCCTCCTCGCGCAGTCGGGCGGCGAACGCCGCGAACAGGCTTTTCATCGTGACATCCGTCCCCGGATACACGGCCACATGGAAGTCCTGCAGCTCGATCGCCTGCAAGAAGCCGGCATAATCCTCGTTCGTCACCGCTCCGTCCGTGCCGCCAGCAAGCGGAACGCCAGCCGTGGCCTCCAGGGCGCCGGAGCCCGTCCAGACCATCCACGCGTTCGCCTTCAGGCCTTGTCCGTTCAGCACGATCTGGCGATCGACCTCCGAGCCTCCGGCAAACGTCGCGACCTCCATCTGACCCGGCTTGTCCACGCTCGCCTCGATCGAGACGCGCAGATCATTGCCGCGCACGCCGGGATAGCGGGCTTCGGCGGTGACGCCGCCAAGCGTCGCCTTGGCCGCCGTGCCTCCGTTGAGGCGGTAGACGAGGAGCTTGCCCGCGCGCTTCGACGCCTCGCGGACGAGCGTCAGCTCCGGCGCGCTGAGCGCGTAGCCGAGCTTCTCCAGCGGATTCTCGCCGGCCTCCAGCACCGTGATCCGGCGCGGCTCTCCCCACGACAGCGGCAGCGGCAGCGCCAGCGTGCCCCTGTCGCCCGTCGTCACCGCCGTGCCTTCCGTCGCAAAATTGATATACACTCCCGGTCGCACCTTGTTCATCGTCGCAAACATGCCTCCAGCCATCTAGTTGGCCTCCTTTTGTTTGAATGCTTCCATGCGTCGCTCGACTTCCTCCAGCCCGCAGCGCTCTTCGTCGCCGACCAGCACGGCGATCAGATCCTTGCAGGCGCTGTACCTGCGGCTGCCCAGCAGAGCCGCTTTCGTAAAGCGCGGCTCCGGGCTCGCGGCATCGCTTCGGTCTGGCTCCGACGGCTTCGACCGCTCGGGCTCCAAGCTCGCCTGCTGCGGCGGCCTGACGTCCGGATGGGACGCCTCGACCGCTTTCCCTGCTTTTTTCCTAAACGGCATTCGGCTCGACCTCCTCGCGCAAGCTCCCCATGAGCGGCGGACGCTCCGTCTCATCCGCTCCGTTCAGGCTGACGCTCCATGTAAATACGACCTTGCCCTCGGCCAGCTCGCGGCTTACGGCGGATCCCTTGGCGAACCGACCGTCCGCCAGCGGCACCGCCGCCAGCAGCGGCAGCAAGCGCTCCGCGACAAGGTCGGCCCGCTCCGCGGACCGGCAAATCACCGCCAGCCGATGCGCTTCGCGCCAGCGGCCGCCGAGCAGCCGCTGCCGTTCGGTCGCCAGCTCCGCCAGCTCCAGGCTCGGCGGCGCCGGCGGGGGCTCCGACGGGCCAGCGGACACCGCGTAGTCCGGGAACGCTTCTCTCAGCCGGGCCAGCAGCACGTCGATCCAGCTTCCGCTCATCGGCCTGCTCCTTTCCCGGAGAACAGCGTCTCCAGCACGCTCTCCAGCCGCCGGGGCCAGTCACGCTCCAGCTCCGCCAGCGCGAGCGCCAGCATGAAGCGCCCCCGCTGACCGCCCTCGCCCTCCGTCCCGTACTCGAGACGGGCGGCTTCCGGCGCCGGGTGGCTGATCTCCACCGACAGCACCCGGCTCGCGCGCTTCACAGGTCCCACGCGCCAGCCCTTCGCCAGCTCGCTGCTTCCCGGCGGCATCCGCGCCGCAGCGGATCGAGCCGCCGCTTCCGCCTGCTCCAGCAGATGCCGCTCCAGCTCGACCGGCGCCCGTTTTTCCAGCTCCCTCAGCTTGCGCAGCAGCTGGTCCGGATCGTCCAGCCTCCAGGCTGCGATTCCTCCCATGCCAGCCCCTCCTTTCTTTTCTTGCTTCCCGCCGTTTTCAGATCGGCCCGAACGTCGATGCTCTCGGCCTCTGTTCGTGCAGGCGGGCACAGGAACGACAAAAGCCGCCCGGTTAGGGGCGGCTCGTCTCTTGTCATCGTTCCTGATACTAGCATCTTACCACGGCCAAAACGGCCTCAGCGGCTCAACTGCGTCTCATGCGCGTCTCGACTCCGTCTCATTGGAGTCTCACCGGGGCGAAGGCTGTCTCCACGCGGCGTTTCGGCGCATCGTTTCCGCACATGAAAAAGACGGAGCGCTTTTGGCGCTCCGTCCTTTTTACAAATCCTATGCTGCCGCCGCTCAGCGGTAGTCTTTTCAATCCCGCTGCCATTCCCGAATCCGCAGGAACAGCCGGGCCGCCTGCGGCTTCCAGCGGAAGAACGTCGGGCGGGAGATGCAAAGCTCCATCGCGCAAGCCTCGGCCGTCCGCTTCTCGACGTAATACAGCCGGATCAGGCTGCCGTACCCTTCCTGCTGCTCCTCCGCGAGCCGCATCGTCTCATCCAGCTGCTCCAGCTCGGCCTGCAGCCGCTGCAGCTTCGCCATCCGCTCCAGCACCGCGTCATAATCGCCGATCCGCCCTGCGCGAGCCTCGATCACCTTCTCCAGCTTGCCCCTCAGCTCCCTCAGCAGCCGGTCGTCCTCCAAGTCATGCCCTCTTGTCGGGATCGCCGCCAGCTGCGCTTTCGTGCCGAGCGGATGCTTGTCCGGTTCGAGGTACGCATGAGCGACCGTCTCCAGCTTCTGCTCGCGAGCGCTCAGGTACATATAGGAAGGCATCCCTTTCAGACGGCGGTGCAGGTCCTGCAGCTGGTCCTCCTGATTGAGGCGGCTGACGGTCATCCCGGCTCCGATCGAATAACTGCCGAGCACCTTGATCTGCATCTTCAGTTCGCGCCAGCGGCGGCATTCGTCGCGGACCAGGCTTTCTACCTGCCGATTGTCCAGCTCATCCAGCAGCTCGTCCAGCGGCTTCCGCTCCAGCACCGCCGCTGCGCGATTGTCGAGTCGTTCCATCCTGCTCAAGCTCCTTTCCAGCGACTCAAATTTAATTTGAGTTGAAGACAGTCTATTTCCATATTTCAACTGCTTGTTGTCGAGAATGCTATTTCAAGGTATAATGCTTCCATAAAGACCAATATGCTTTGAGTGTCTTGGCGGAATACAAGCATAACACTCAAATCATATTTGAGCAAGAGGCAGATGGAAAAGGGAGGAAAGACCGTCATGTCGCTCGGCAAACGAATACGGGAATACCGGGTCAAACGAGGCTTGACTCAAATGCAGCTCGCGTCGAAGCTCCAGATGTCGGAAGCGAACATATCCAGCTACGAACGGGACAAGAGCGCCCCGCCGAGCGACAAGCTCAGCCAGCTGGCGGAGCTGCTCGGCGTCTCCTCGGACTATCTGCTCGCCGGCTCCGTGGCCGCCTCCCCCAGCCTTCAGGAGCTGGAGCTGGAGCTGTCGGAGGAGCAGATCCTGACGCTTGCCGCGCACCGGATCGGTCATGAAGGGCCGCTGACCGGCCAGGAGCTGGAGCAGATCAAGCTCGCGCTGCGCATCGCCTTGGCCAAGCCGTAACGAACGACACGAGGACCCGTTTAGGAGAGAGGTTATGTCCAAATATGAACGCCTGCTGAAGCAGACGCCCATCCTACTTCGCGAGGACGCCGACTTGCCTGAACCGATCAAGGGGCTGTACATGGAAACGCGCGCCGTGCAGGCGATCCTGCTCAGCCGCAGCCTGCGCACGTCGGCCGACAAGGCGTGCATCCTGGCGGAGGAGCTCGGGCACTACCATACGACCGCGGGCGACATCACCGACCAGTCCGTCATCGCCAACCGCAAGCAGGAGAAGCTCGCTCGCAACTGGGGCTACGAGAAGCTCGTTCCGCTGTCGGAGCTGATCGGCGCCTATCTCGCCGGCTGCCGCAACGCCTTCGAGATCGCCGACTACCTGGAGGTGACCGAGGCGTTCCTGCAGGAGTCGATCGTCCACTACCAGGAGAAGTACGGCCAGATGGTCGTGCTCGACCGGTTCACGCTTTATTTCGATCCGCTCGGCGTCGTGGAGATGTTCGAGCGCTGATGTCAGCTTGAGAGTGAAATTCCCGAGAATCTTCAGACAGATTCTCGGGAATTTTTTTACATACTTATCTAGTTGCAGTCAAATAGAGAATCGTTCCGTTCAACTTACGCAGGACCAAGTCGGCAAAACGTCGTCGTCCACCTCTTCGTCAAAAAGACCCGAGATCGTCCGGAAGCATATCTAAGGCTAAACCCTATTCCTTTACAAAAACACCGTTCGCCAAGTTTAACACTTTTGTATGGGCATGAATGCTTTCTTCGCTTTCAGCTATTTCGGTTGAGGAAAAGGCGGAAAGGTCCTTTTCCTTATCCACTCGTTTGAACGTGCCAAAAGGATCGACAATCATTCCAACCGTATCTTCGAGTACTTTTAGTTGTTCCGGGGAAGCTTTCTGTTGCACGGTGACATTAAAATTGGCTCCGATGTCTGCCCTGGGATTCTTGTTTTTATCGTCTTCTCCATTTGCAAAAATAGAGGCCCCGCCAACCAACAAGCATATGCCAAGAGCTGTTGCAGGGACGATCTTGAAAATCCTTTTTATTGTTTTCACCTCCTTCCTAAAGGAAATAGCAGATTAACCACAAACTCATTTACATCCCTTGGAATTTATCCAAGCATCGGTGCTTAATAGACGTTTTAGGCAAAGATTTTGCTTTACAGCAAGTAAATGGATGAAGAACCGGCCGATGTGGAAGCCGACGCAAATAAAAAAACGTATCCGAGCGCCTTAGCCACGCAAGCGTGGAAGGTCACTCTGGATACGTATGGAACGTTCCGCATTAGATGAGGAACAAAGCTCCAACATCATTGCGGAACGGTCTTTCATTCGTGGGCAAATTGCGGGCAACGGATTGCTTGCTGCCGAAAAAACCGGCAAACCAAGCTTACCCGATCGAACCTTCCATCTCGACATGAACTAGGCGTAACGAAGTAAGAAAGACGCAAGAATCGCGATTTTTGCCGTAATACGCACTAGAAATTGCAGTTCTTGCGCTGTTCTTCGCATAAAACGGTATCATTCGTGGTATCAGTGAATTCTCAAATTAAATACTGGGGGTGAAGATGTTGGGAAGAGAGAAACTGGAGGATTATGAGCGGGAATTTCTAAAGCTTGTGGCTAAAGGCATGAAGATATTACACAAAAAAAAGAGCGGAAAGCCTATACAGCCCCCGCCCCAATTAAACAATACATTAAAAAATTCCTCCGATTAATAAAACCGGCAGGCTTTAATCTTGTAATAAACCCATGTCAGGCCCCGCGCCTGGCTCTTTTTACGTCCGCCAGCTCCCTCGCCAGTACCCGCTCCAGCAGCAACGTGCGCGGAGCACGCGCCCCGGTCGTAACCCCTGCAGCCGTCCCTCGGCGATCGCCCAAATCTTCATGTCGCGCTTGCTGATCGCACCTGGCGCGTCCTAGTAGATGACAGCGACACCGAGCAACATTCGTTCCCCTCATTTTTTGACCGCTTAAGACTTATCATCTAATTAAACTGAGTTCAATTAGGTATTATATTTGATATTATGGATATTTTAAGGCGCACGTCATAATTAGCTTTAAGCACTTTGTAATAGTGCTTGCTGCGCTTAATGCTTGCACTCAGATTAGAAGGTTTAATAGATGTTTTTCTCAATCTCCTATGACGACAACCTTCAGGCCTATTATCCTAGGGCTTAGAGATTTCCTCATTAATATAGGATAAAATAGCATTAGCTAAGGTTAAATTTTTCTTTAAGAATAACATTTGAATAATTGTCGCAACTTGTATTGCTATATTGCAATACAACTACTCTTGATTTTTTGGAGGCTTAAATGGTAAAAAATAAACTGAACTAAAATGTATTGTAATTTCTACCATCGCATTTGTTTCCTTAACTGTAATTTATTACATACAAAAAGAAGAAAAACGAATTTAGAATCACATTTTAAAGGAACTATTGGACATACCTTGTTCAAGCTTACGGAGATTGCGCGTCATGCGGTCCTGCAGCGCAAACATCGTTGTCAGCTTCGACATGTGGGTTCCTCCTTTCAGGCTATACAAAATGACCCCTCACGGAGTCATGGATAGAAATGCGTCTTGATATAGCTCTTCTTTTTCCGAATCGTGGATCCACACAACCAAGTACCCCTTTTGAAGGATTAAATCTGCGTATTCACCTGACCCTAATTCTTTTTCTAGCCGCTCCTTGCACTCTCTTGCTTGTTCTTCATTTTCAAATTCGGCAAGCTCAGCACCATCGATATTTGCAAAGAACTGCAACCCATTACCATAGAGACTTTGATGCTCAGCGGCGCTCTTTTCTCTTACGCCCCCGAATTCTACTTGTATCTCATCAAGTTTCTCGGCGAATTCCCTGATTGTTATCCCTTCTCTATCCGGAGAAACATTAGGAATGAAGAAACTATCGACCACAAGGCTTACGCTCGGGTAGGATGTAGCTTGCTCGGCGTCAAGAAAGGAAGCTGCACCTGTAGACCCCACAAAGTATCCATATTTGCTATTCCTTTTTTTATCAATAACATGAACTCTAATGCCGTCATGGTTTTTATAATTGTCCTGAAGATAACGCGCAATCGCCGCGTCCATTTTAATTAAATCGGTTACAAGCAATTTGGCATATCTTATTTTTATCGTTCCAAAATTCTTGTCGTTTTCACTTATTACCTCATCATAAATAACATCTTCATGGGGAATTTTTAGCTGTTCAAATACCCAATTTTCCTTGTTTGTTTGAACTGTCGAAGCCGGCGAGGCCGGCGAGGCCGGCGAGGCGCTGGCAGCCACCTCCTTCGCCGGAGCGTCTTCCCCAGCGGAACAAGCGCTAATGATCAGCGTGAGCAGCACGGGCAGCCATGCCCATTTCAAAAATCGCGTCAATATGTATCCCTCCCAAACAAAGGATACGATGTCAGCCCGTCTACGGCAACAAGTTTTCGACATTATTTTCCTTTGGGGGCGGGTTATCCTTCACCCACTGCTCGATGGAGCCGTAGATAAACGCCCGGTGATGCGGATCCATCCCCCACAGGTCCTGCGGCAGAATGCGCAGCTTATGCAGGGCAAAGTGAGCCATGACGGCATCCCGCTCACCGGACTTAATTAGTTTTTTTGCGTCTTCGACCAGGTCCTCATCTTGCTCGCCGTAGCCGTTGATGCGGCTGGCCGTCGAAATCCACTCCAGGTACTCGCCGCCTACGGACAACACCGCTCGCGCCGCGTCCGCCGGATCCACGACGCCGTAGGATTACAGCAGTTCCGGCGATCGGAAGTCCGGGTAGACGGTCGACTCGAGTGCGATGCGCAAGCCCAGGCGCTTCGCGTCGAAGACCTCGTCGACGACCTTGCCCTTTCTGCTCACCTTGCGCGTGCAGTCCTCCTGCAGCTCCTCGATTCGCTTTGGCGGCAGGCTGGTGAAAACGAACGGGATCGGCTCGCCCTTGTCATCGAGAAAGCGCTTCGTGATGGCGACTTCCTCCTGAATTGCCTCGTGCGTCACCTTGCCCTTCATGAAAAACGCCATGTTCTTCGTCATGCTTTTCCTCCTGGAAGCCCCACATCGTGGGGCTAGTTATTTGGGTTTGTCGTTACGGAGTCGTCTACGCGGGCGGAGTCGGCGGAGTCGTGGCCGTGCCGCCGAGCACCGGCTTGGTAAACTGCTCCGTCAGGTCGACGTCATCAAACGTAAAGGAGACCTCTCTTCTAGCGCCTCGGACTCAGTATCGAGGGACGCCATGACGACGCTGTCGAGGTTGACGCCGCGCAGGATGACCATCTGCTTTCCTATTGACGAGGACGGATCCTGGTTGGTCACCTGAATCCAGAAATAGGTATCCTTGCCGTTCTTGATGTAGTCGTACATCAACTGACGAAAGCGGGACGTGACGTAGTAGATCGTCATCGTGCCGGTGCCCGTCCAGCCCGTCGCCTTGTGCTGCATGCCGCGGCGGCCGAGCGTCCGGATCTCCGCCTTCTGCTTCTCGGCGGTCGCCTCGAGGGAGCGGATGTAATTTTATTAAGCGAGATGATTTTGATCGACGTGCCCAGCAACTTGAGCACTTACACTACAAAGAGCTAGCGCAGTTGCTTTTTTACACCGGCTTACGCATCGGTGAAGCTCTCGGACTTAACTGGAATGATATCGATCTTGAAGTCAATCAACTTCGTGTGAACAAAACGCTAGACATCACAACACGGGAAACGACTACGACAAAAACGGCCGGAAGTGTGGGCTATAATCCATTCCCGACTTTCATAAGCAAGGCGCTTGCGGCAATAAAAAAGAATCCGCAGAAAAGTTCTACGGATTCAACGAAAGTTACTATGTTTTCGGAGGTGCCAATCCCTACCATTATTCGCATTTTAGCAAAAAGTACAAACTGGTATTTCCCGAGCTCCGAATACACGATTTAAGACATATTTACGCGTCTCATCTCATTAACAAAGGAAAGGATATCTACCTGGTTAAAGAGCTGATGCGCCACGATGATATCAAGCAAACGGCCAACACCTACGGTCATTTATACACCGAACGCAAGCACCAGGCAATGGACGCTTTTGACTGAACGGTATCACCACGGTATCAGAGCCCCGAAAAACTCCCTGAAATCCCTTTAATTACGCCCCTTACTGCTTACCCGATCGAACCTTCCATTTCGAACTTGATGAGACGGTTCATCTCGACCGCGTACTCCATCGGCAGCTCCTTCGTGAACGGCTCGATGAAGCCCATGACGATCATCTGCGTCGCTTCCGCTTCGCTCAGGCCGCGGCTCATCAGGTAGAAGAGCTGGTCCTCGGATACCTTGGAGACCGTCGCCTCATGCTCGAGCGTGACATTGTCGTTCTTGATCTCGTTGTACGGGATCGTATCCGACGTCGACTGGTTGTCGAGGATGAGCGTGTCGCACTTGATGTTCGCCTTGGCGCCCTCGGCATCGCGGCCGAACGAGCAGAGGCCGCGGTACGTGACCTTGCCGCCGTGCTTGGAGATCGACTTGGAGACGATCGTCGACGTCGTGTCCGGCGCCAGGTGGACCATCTTCGCGCCCGCGTCCTGGTGCTGGCCTTTGCCGGCGACGGCGATGGAGAGCACCATGCCCTTGGCGCCGCGTCCGCGCAGGATGACCGCAGGGTACTTCATCGTCAGCTTGGAGCCGATGTTGCCGTCGACCCACTCCATCGTCGCGTTCTCGTCGGCGACGGCGCGCTTGGTGACGAGGTTGTAGATGTTCGGCGCCCAGTTCTGGATCGTCGTGTAGCGCACGCGCGCGTTTTTCTTGACGATGATCTCGACGACGGCGCTATGCAGCGAGTTGGTGCTGTATACCGGAGCGGTGCAGCCCTCGACGTAGTGCACGAAGCTGTCCTCGTCCGCGATGATGAGCGTGCGCTCGAACTGGCCCATGTTCTCGGAGTTGATCCGGAAGTAAGCCTGCAGCGGAATCTCGCACTTCACGCCCTTCGGCACGTAGATGAAGCTGCCGCCGGACCAGACCGCGCTGTTGAGCGCCGAGAACTTGTTGTCGGCCGGCGGGATGACCGTGCCGAAGTGCTCGCGGAAAATTTCCGGATGCTCGCGCAGCGCCGTATCGGTGTCCGTGAAGATGACGCCTTGCTTCTCCAGGTCTTCCTGCATGCTGTGGTAGACGACCTCGGACTCGTACTGCGCCGAGACGCCGGCGAGGAACTTCTGCTCCGCCTCCGGGATGCCCAGCTTGTCGAACGTCTCCTTGATCTCCTGCGGCACTTCCTCCCACGTCTTGCCTTGCTTCTCGGAAGGCTTGACGTAGTACTGGATGTCGTCGAAGTCCAGATCGTCCAGATCGCCGCCCCATTTCGGCATCGGCATCTTGTTGAACTGGTCGAGCGACTTGAGGCGGAAGTTCAGCATCCACTCCGGCTCGCCCTTCATTTCCGAGATCGTGCGGACGATTTCCGGCGTCAGGCCTTTGCCCGACTGGAAGATCGCCTTGTGCTCGTCGCGGAAGCCATATTTATATTCTTCCATTTCCGGCATCGATTTTGCCAT